TTTTATGGCATCCTGGTCCTGTTGTAACAGCTCGTCGGCTGACTGGATAGAGACAAGACCTCTGTTGGAGGTGGTCGCTATGTCTGATGTTATAAGATCTGGCATTATTGAATCTCCGACAAGATTACCAGACATAATTTCCTCTCACAACTCTCCGTAATCCCCCGCAAATTTTAGCAGGCTGAATAAAAGGTGTCATGGCACAGATTAAAGCCATCATGGCTGGAAATCGGTCTTGCTCTGTCTGTTTACGGTCCTCATTTGTCATACTTTTCAACTGACTATACATAATCGTTTCATTCGGAACGCTCAATGCTTTCTCTTGTTGCCATTTTTGTACTGATAATATTCCTACTAGCCAATCTGTAATTAACGCAGGTTGTAGACTAAATAATGCCAACCCTGGCCGTTTCGTTTTGTAATCATTTAAAGCTACCACAAAAGCCTTGTTTGTACCATCAGTACCCGGCTTATAAACCACAGCCGGATTATATTGAGCGTAAACTACCGTGCAACAACACTTTTTTACTTGCGCGGCCAATCCATCGAATAACGCAGGCAAAAGCGTGTGCTCTTCTTCGGCAATAATTTCCACCGGTCGATGCTCAACCCCAGGATTGACAGGTTCTCCCAGTTTGTCGGCCAAAACACAAAAGTATCCATGTTTTTCGGCAGTCGGCCAGGCCAGCCCAGTTACAATCTTCGAAGACTGAGAAACTGAATCGTCTTCATATTTTACGAGATACTGACCAAGCTGTTTTACGGTTTCTTTTATTGGTTTCATAACCCAGGGAATAATGCCTCTACGTTAAAAATATCCATTAATGCATATTTACAGGCGTCCCATCCATGGTTATCTTTGTCCACAATCTTTTCTTTAAGGTTCTGATTGATCTGTGTCGCCCCACTAAAATCAGCAAATCGCAGACGTTGCAATTCCCACCAAAGCCATGAACAACACTGGAAAACTGTAAGCAATGGATGCGCAGGATCTTGCCATAGTTTACTATTAAGTTGCTCATAGCAAGCAAAATCACGCCCCGGCTGTCCCGGAGTCAGTACTACACCTTGCTCGGTCATCAAATCCGCTATACTCATCAGGCCCTTGCTGTCCCGTGCCTCTTGGGTCCGATTCCATAAGCTTGGATCGGCCACAATCTTAAGGTAATCGTTGTAGTATGGACAATTTTTAATGCCTTTGGCTAATGCCTTGTACCCTTTCCGTGCACGGAAAGCCTTATCTGACTCATCATGCTTTTTGGGAGGCTCGTAATACTCCCAGATAATCTGAATATTATCGTCTCCATCCTGCGCCAACAACTCAAAAGCAGACGGATTGCGAGTACCATAGTCAAGGCCGGCTATCAATCTGAGTCCCTGGACCTCATAGGGCTGTATAAATATCTGGTCCTGATATTGAAGTAAGTAGGGAAATAGGAGCTGGCCACCGTGAGCATCGAAGTCGATTTCCATCTCTTTTAGCCAGCGCGGATCAGTTTTGCCCTGGTAGCCTTGGAATTCGGTGGTTAGCCAAGTTGCACCTTGCGGAGTATCCGGGTCTTTGTCAGGATCAGCTGAATAATGAATACGCACCATGCGTATTCCTTCGGAGCTAATCCCGGTTGTGATGCCTTTATGTTCTGTTTGTGTTAACATTTCAACATACTCTTTGAAAAATGTCTGCGAATGCTCCCGGATTAGCTGATGATATCGCTATTAATTGTCCGCCCTGCTTTGCAATCGGAAGCATAGCAGTATACGCAGAATTGAATTCCGGCTGGAAGCAAGCTTCATCTGAGATCACGAGCGAAGGCGTATAACTGCGTATTTGATCTGCACCTTCAGGAATACCAACGATTTTTGAACCATTAGGAAACAACAATTTCCCATATGCAGGCTCAATCCCCTCATCCTGTAACCAAAAAGGCAAATGCTTCTCGATGAAGGATATTCTGGCTGCATTCCAATTTTTGCCAGACCGGCCACCGTTGAACACGAGATTCACCGCATCTTCCTCTTTTTTGGATTGGAGAAAAATCAGTCTATGAGGCGCTGACTTGGCCACAAACAGCGCATAAACGCAGCACAGCCACGTCAACATAATCTGCCTGGACTTGGCTATAAAATAGATAGACTGTAGTTTTTTGTACCACATATCCAACAGATAAGCAATATGAGGCTTATCGGGGAACGGCTTAACTGGGTAGTTCTCGTCGTGTTCGTCTTTGGTCGAAACCCAGGATATAAAACGTCGGGGATGCGATAAGGCATCTATCCTAAGCGCCGAATAGGCCAAGCGGAGATCGGCCTGACTCATATCTTGAGTTTTCGTAATTGTTCTATCTCCTCAGTTGAGAGTGTTGGCAAAAGTGGTGAGCCGTTTTTACCGGTATGCTCAAACTGTTGTTTTTTTAACCATCTCTCCGGGCTCCTATTATAAAGAAAAGTTTTGAGCGCGTTAGTGTCTGGAGGTATATGCCTTTTGACTACTTTAGTTATCACCATTTTTTTTTGGTCTTTTTTGTCAGGTTCAGAATATACCTCATTATAAAAATATCCCTTGAGACGTTTGAGAAGACTGGCTTCAGCTACCGTGATATGATATTTATCGCGCCCATCATCTATGGCCTTTTTGAACTCAGAACATTTTTTTCGCCATCGGTAAATAGTATCTGCCGTAACATCAAAATGCTCTGCCAAATCCTTGACGGAGGCCCCTTTAGCACAAGCCTTTTCAGCCTGTTCTATGTATTTTTCTTTGAGTTTTGAGCCACTCACTCCTTCTCCCTCAATATCCTATCATGAACTATATCTAACGTAGCCAGAGCTTCTTTTTTTGTCCTTTCGCTACATAAAGTAATTTTCCTTTACATTATGGATAGTTATTTGTCAAGTATATCACGCATTCACAATCCATTTTTGTTCTCGATATACCCGCCCTCTCGCCTTGGCCGATGCAAACAGAGGCCCTACCGGATCTTGATAATCATAAACCCTTGGCTTTTTCCCATCTACCGGCCGCAGGATACGACCGATCGTTTGAATCATCCGACCTTTGAATGAAATCGGCGTGGCCATAAATAAAGTAGACAACCCAGGACAGTCGAATCCCTCACCAATAAGCTGTATTGTGGATATCAAAACATTGACTTTGCCAGTTCGAACCTGCTCGACAATAGATATACGTTCTACAGCCTTTGTCTGACCTGTCAATATGCGGACACTTAAACTATTGTCAAGCAGGTTTGCAAGTGCAAGACAATGCTTAACACGATCAGAAACGACAAGGATAGTCGTCCCCTGAAAAATTCTGGCCTCTCTGAGAATGTCTTGAGCTATTTGGATATTGCGCATCTCATCTTGAGTGAGTGTGCTCAGCATCTTAGAATAATCATTTTTGAACTTATAATGAAAATCCGTCTGCCTAGTGATAATTTTGGGAACCAGGACGGCACCTATATTTTGGAGATTTGAAGAATCTATCTGGTGGACTAGAGGTCCAATGAACCAATGAATTAGCTTGGTTAACCGATCTCGCCTGTAGGGCGTCGCGGACAATCCTAGCATATAACGGCAATCGCAGGCCCGAATAATCGAACCAGCCATCACACAAGGAATCTTGTGAGTTTCGTCACAAATGACCTGACCAAAATATTGAGGCAACTCAAGGTGTTTACAAACCGTGTTAATAATTCCTACGGTCACAGGCTTAATCTTGTACTTACCATCGCCTATCAATCCGGACCCCACCCCCAAAAACTCCGCAATCCTATCCCGCCACTGATACAGAAGTGATTTATTATGCACCAGGATCAACGTCGGCTGACGCCTGGCCGCGATGATTTTAAGAGCTACTACAGTCTTGCCGGATCCAGTTGCGGCACTCAAAACTCCAAAGTCTTTACGCAGAATATCATCCACGGCCTGCTGCTGATAAGACCGCAACTTACCGCTGAATTTAAAATCAACCTCTGGCAAGGTACGGCGGTCATCCTGAAAAGCAATTGACTTGCTTGTAATATCCAGCGCTTGTCGCATAAAGCCGCGAGGGAAGTGGAAACCTCCATCCGTCTCAGACCAAAAGACTAGTTCTTTTTGTAAGTTGCCGGTCCAGCGCCCCTGACGCAATGCTTCCTGGTAGGCCGGATTTTTTATGGTCAATACGGACCGCAACTTTGTTAAGATTTGCGAGTCCGTATTGACCAAGGTACATTGATTATCAAGTAACAATTTCATTCTTTCACAGCATTCAATCCTTTTGCCATTGTTTTTTACCTCCATTTTTTTGTTATCTAACGTTAAGCATCACTCGCCTGCGGAGCAGGTCGAGTGGATGCTATTGTTAGGCCGCTTTCTTATTATATTTTTAGCTACTTTGTAAGTTGCTGAAATCATTACAATGTTTTTTTCATTTTTTTTAAAAAACATGCATTTTTTTCTTGACAAACTAATCCGTATGGCGTATATTATGATCAAACAATAACAAAGGAGGAAAAGAAGATGAATCAGAAACAATCCCGACAATCTGCCAAAGCTCACTCTAGAACCAAGGGCGTCATTCAGAAAGGGGAAAGGGTATATTCCTTTCGGAGTGATATTGATAATCAGTATCATGTCAAGGGGACATATTACATCCAGGATGTGGGCCCTGAAAAAAGCTTCAGCCTTGGCGGAAAGTCCGATGTCAAGTGTTACATTGATGGGAACGAGCGCCAGAATGTCACCGATTAATTCCCACCAAGCCGCCGCAGCACTCGGCATCTCGCCACGACGGGTGCTAGCTCTCATCAAGTCTGGTCGCCTGCCCGCCGTCAAGGTGGGCAGGGACTGGATTATATCAAAATTTGATCTCAAATTAGTCTCCTCTCGAAAACCTGGCCGCCCCAGAAAAGCGGCCTAACGTTATTGCAAAGATATATATTATAATCAAACAAATCAAATAGGAGGTAAGGAAATGGAGATCAGAATCGAGACAGCAAGTTACAATCAAAGACGTTATAGCAAGCCCTGGATCGCAATCGTGGATTTCAGCCAATCCACGAAAGGCGATTTTTCCTGGGGCGACTGGACCGGCGACCATTACAACGGCGGCGAGGGCGTACTCACCATCAGCGCCAACCCTGGCGATATTATTGCCAGTGGGCAAAAGGATTTCCGCAAGCCCGCCAACTCTGCCCCCGATTTTTCGGTCGTCGGAGCGGACGGCGAGCTTGAGGATCTTGGGGACAAGGGCGCGGCGTACAAATATTACCTTGAGCATAAGGACGCCGCCCCGGATCTCGACGCCCTCCGCAAAGAGCGCGAGACCCTTGTCGCCCGGATCGCCGAAATCGACGCCATCATCGGAAATTAACCAAGTATCGGGGGCCGCGCATTTATTGTTGACATCTTTCCTGAAAATGTTATCATGGGGGCCGGATGATAACAACAACAAAGGGGATTGATATGGACAATTCGCATATAAAGTCATGGGCGGCTGGTTTTTTGGATGGAGAAGGTTGTTTTGTTGTAGAAATAAAACGTTACAAGGATGGCAGGAAAAAGGACACCTATCTCCGTCCAAAATTAACTGTCCAACTCCGGGATGACGATGAAGGTTCAATCCGTATTCTCCAGAAAGCAATCGGAGATAACGGATATTTTTACAAAAGAAAATCCCGAAAAGTATCAACGTTTGGTAGTGCATCAAAACCGACCGTGGAATGCAGTTGGCACTCCAAAAGTGCTTTATGGGCGGTTGTAAAAATGATTGATGCATATCCACTGATGGGAAAAAAATCCAGTGATTATTTAATTTGGAAAAAAGCGGCATTAATAACATTAGATGAAAAAATGGACCGATTAGAAAAGCACGAAAAGTTATTGGAATTAAGAGAAAAACTAATAAAAAATAGAAAATACAAAAACCCATAAAATCCGCGCATCCGACACGCGGGAAAGGTAAAAACATGAGTGACCAGTGGAAATCAATAGGATTGTACGAGCACCCGGCAAAACACCAGGCCGGGACATATGGCAACGTGGTATTATCGACGGCGGGCGTGTACGCCCTGCGTGTCGGCGGATCACAAATGTCCTGCCCCCAGGGCTGGGCTGCAAAAATCCACAAAGAGGAAGGCGACGAAAAAGAGTCCGCCATCATCATCCGCAACGTCCCGGAGTCAGTCCGGCGCGATCTCAAGGCAAAAGCCGCTCTGGAGGGGAAATCCATGCAAGGGCTCATCCTTGAGCTGATTACGCGATATGTTTCAAAATGATTTTTCATCCTCACCCACGGCCCCGGACCTCCGGGGCTTTTTTATTTGGTGGCTAACTACCCAATATCTCAAACCGGCTACAGGAGCGACACTCC